CCGGCGCTTGTTGCTCAAAATGGCGTGTCGAGGTCGCCGTCATCATCGACGCCGCCATGCGCAGACGGCTTCTGCGCAGCAGCCGCCCCCTGCCCCTTCGGCCCCAGTTCCACCGAATCACACCGCGCATTGATGTACGTCTTCCCATCCTTGCCTTCCTTGGCATGGAGGTCAGACAGGCAGAAGCAATGCACGGTCCCTTTGAGCAGGTACTGCGCTAGGGATTCAGCTTGCTTCCCCCACAGCGTGGCGCTGATCCACTGCGTTTCTCGGTTCTGGCCGTCGCGGTAGTCAACGGCGAGTGAGAGGTTGGCGTAGGCGGTGCCGTCGCCGGTTTTCTTGAGTTCAGCATCTCGGCCCAGGCGGGCATTTCCAATGTGTTTCATGATTTCGTGTGATGTAGCGGCAAATCACCGCCATTGCAGTCTACGCCACGGACGCAAAGAATGCAACGAAAGAATTTTCACTGAACACGCAAAATAACGCTTGCACTGAACGCACTCAACGATTACAGTTGTCCTGCCAGCACCGAACTTCGGGTTAGCGCCGAGGTGTTGCGATTGATCTGTACTTCCGCTGTTGAGGAACGCTGCTTTATGCGGGCGGTGCTGGCAAAAATCCACGCTAACTGACGAGTCGGTTAGACACCCGGAATTTCCGAGATAGTTGGGTGGAAAGATACAGTCGGAATGGCGCCTCGGAAAGACGAGGGCTATCACGGATGTAAGTAGGACCGCCCGGTAGAGAAGCGGCTAAGGTGCGAGGCTTACGGCACACCTGCTTGCATCCGTGATGGTGAATGCGCAGGTGCTGACTGCGCAGGAGTGACGAAACGCGGGGTAAGGCTTGATCGCTACCGCAAGCCGGAGTTCAGAACCGGCCACCATCAACTTGACGGCACGTAGATGTGGAGACGATCAGGGTTCGCCGTCCTTGCCCTGATGCCGGATGAAAGTCAGCCCCAACGGGCGGCGAACACGTAACCGGCACGAATTAGCTGAAGTAGCTCATTAGGAAGAGCATCGGTTTTGTAAGCCGCAGGCAGTCAGTTCGAATCTGACCTTCAGCGCCAGTCATGCACCTATCGTCTAGTGGTCAGGACATCAGGTTTTCAACCTGAGAAGCAGAGTTCAATTCTCTGTAGGTGTACCAGATAAGCGGCTAAAGTGTTGATGGATACACGGTAGTCTTCCAAACTTCAGTACCCGGATCGTTACCGGGTGGCCGCTCCACATACGCGCCGTTAGCTCAACGGATAGAGCAGCAGACTTCTAAGCTGCGGGTTGCCTGTTCGATTCAGGCACGGCGCACCAAACCCTCGTTCTTGCAGCGCGTTCCGACTGCCTGTACGCGAACACACCCGGTTCTCTCACGAGGCCGGGTGTTTTCAATTTAACGGTACTGCGCAAGCCACTCATCAAGCCCCGCCTCATCCCGAAGCTCAGCCCAGGCCCCGCCGCTCTGCTGAACAAAGGCGGCCCAAGCCTTCTGATCTTCACTGAGCCGACCTTTACCGAACTTAACTTCTGGGCAGGCGAACAGCGGCAGCACACGGCCTGTGTCTTCGGCACGCACGCGATACGGCACGAACCCCACAAGGTCGCCTGACCCGGTAGGCAGGCCGAACGTCACGCGAGCCGCTGAACCACCCATCTTCTCCGCCAGCGCCTGGCAAGCTGCAATGATCTGCTCTCGGTTCTTGCCGCGCACCATCAGGCCCGATCCGACCTGATTGCGCCACAAGCGCGCGCCCTGCGATGAGGCACGAACCTGCAGGCGGCGCATTAGGTCGATTTCGTTTTTTGGTGAACTCAAAACGGAGGCCTTCCGAGAAGCCAGCAGAAGCCATAGGCGATTACAGCACACGCAGCGCAAATCATCAGGCCAGCAAACGCACCAGCAACACTATCGCTGTTCACAACAACTGATCCCAAAACCCAGCCGGTCGCTGATTACGCTTAGCCTTGACGCGCGCAGGCTGCGCAGCACGCCAGATCCTTTGGACTTCAGCACGAGTACGGACAGGTGGGCGCGGCTTGTCTTCCTTGCCCAAACCGTAGATTGGCGCTTGTGCGCATGCCCACGCAGGAGGCGTCCAGTCAACGATACAAACCAGATTGTCTTCACGCAGGTATCGAAGTGACGCGCCAACAGCAGAGCGCTTCAGACCAAGATACTTGTCCAACTCAGGCCGAGTCATTGGGCCGATGACTTCCAGTGCGGAGAGGACTTCGGATTTAGACATTGCTATCAGGCGGCAGAAGATCCGCGTCATATGGCTTGTGGATGTCATAGTTCGACTGCGTGTGCGCGAGGCGATACGCGACCGTGTCGTGATCGAGCCCGACGTGTTCCCATCTGATTTGCTTTGCTGGCATAGGCGGATTCTCATGGCCTCCACGCATCTTCACCGTGACAATCTTTCCAAAAGCATCTGCAGGACAAACGCCGCCGTTGTGTTCTTTCCATTCACTCATTCTGTTTTCTCCGGATAATCATGCGCAATCAAAAGCTCAATGAAGTGAATCGCCTTGCGCAGATCCTGAACTCCATTCTTGTCCTTGTGCCGAGTGATGTACTTCACCACTGAGCCTTCTTCGAATCCAAGATCGTTTGCCTGGATGTATTCAATAGGCTGAATCTTCAGCTTTCTGTAATGTTCTCCGCCTTCCTGACGAGAAAGCGGGCTCTCCAACTTTTTCCCATCAAGGTCATGATGTACTTTGTACGCAATGATGTCGTCATAAAGCATGCCATCATGATCCCAGCGAAGCGTTGGGCCATCAACCTCCACCATCTCAATGACATCGCCATCCCTATATTTCAAAGAGATGAAAACACCATCAACCGGTTGTTTTCCGCCTCGCCATTCAATCCACTCACTCATCTCTCACCCCACATCCTCTTAAAAACCGCCTTCAGCCTTTCAGCTGCGACGGGACCGTTCCTAAGTTCATAGTCAGCAAGCCATGCTTGCCGCTGCGTCACGGTACCAACACGAAGCAGCACACGCGCTGAATCTTCACGCCGCAGACACTCTTTAGCCCACGCTGGGCAGTAAGAACACACCGCATCACCGCCCATCAGTCCGATGGATTTCTCGCGTCGGCAACCGGTGCAGTCCATACTTAAGTATCGCTCATTGCAACGGCAGTTGCAACCGCTTTGCAGCCTCAGCGATGGCGAGCTTTTCGAGTTCTTCGCGGGCTTCTTTGCGGGCTCGGCCTGCGAGTACGTGATCGGCCCAGCGTTCGGCGTTGCGGCGTGCGTAGCCTTTGCGGAGGCCTAGTTCGATCAGCGCTGTTCGGTCTTTCGCCTGGCCTTGTTCGCTGCGGGACTGCAGGCGCTCAGTCTCGACACGCGCCGCAAGCTGAATCTCTTCCAGCTCGCCTTCGCGTTCTTCAATCTCGCGGGATTTGATTTCGAAGACGTGGCCGCACTTGCATTGACGGCGCACGCTCGGGACATTGGCGAAGCACTTGGGACACGTGCGAACCGCCATTGCGCGTTCTTGTGTCTCGCCAACGCGAGCAGAGCCCTCAAGAGTCCACGCCACTGGTAGCAGCGGGTTGCCGTGTGTCTCGATGTTATTCGCGTGGTCAGCGTAGATAAGGTCCGTCTTTCCTTGGCAGATTCGAACGCCACGCCCGACACCTTGTCGGTATCGCACGAGTGATTTCGTCGGGGCCATGTCACAGATATAGGATAGCGATGGCGCATCTACACCAGCGATCCAAAGCTTCACTGACCACACGAATTCGACTTCGCGCGATTGCACAGCGCGCAGCGCGTACGATCTGAACTCGTCTTCATCGTCGCCAGAAACGCAGATTGTCTTGATGCCGTGTGAGCGGAACAGTTCGCAAAGCTCGTTGGCGCGCTTCAGGTCAACAGCGAAGCCAAGGCCAGGTCTGCCACGCCCCTCGCGCAGATAAGTTTCAACCGCTGAACCGGTAACCGCTGGCTTGCCCATCACGTCGCCAAGTTCGTCCTGCACGTATTCCCCGCCCTTGGTGTGAACACTAGAGAGGTCGGGCGCGCTCGGGCGAAGATAGCGGATCGGGGCCAAGAGACCTTCGTTAACCAAGTCGAGAGAAGAGCAAGTTGGGATGATGATGTCAGACACCTCCCCCATGCCTCGACCGTCCAAGCGAATCGGCGTAGCCGTGAGGTGCAGAAGCAGTGCGCCGCCAGGCTGATAGAACTTCGGCCCAGCTTTTGCCCACTCGAAGCAGGTTTGATAGGTCTTGGAAACTGCTAGGTGCGCTTCGTCAACGATGATCCAGTCAGGAGGCGTGTAGATGTTGTCTGCGATGCGCCTGGCCAGTGTTTGAACCATCACCAGTTGCACCGGCAGTCGACGGTTTGCCAGTTCTCCCGCTGCGATCCATCCGAACTTGATGCCCTCTGATTTCAGCTTCTCGGCTGTGGCGTGGAGGATTTCTTTGAGATGCGCCACAAACCAGACCCTCTTGCCTTTGGCTAGGGCGTTCTGAATCATCACTGACGACGTGGCTGTTTTGCCAAATGAAGTGGGAGCTACTAGCGTCGGCGCACAAAAGCCTTCAATGTAGGCAGAGCGCACGTCTTCAATCGCCTTTGACTGGCGAGGTCGTAATGTGATCGGCATTTTAAAAAATAGTCACCACACCATCCACAAAGCAAACACCAGCCACAGCCCGAGCCCAGCGCTGCACCAATGAATGATCCCACTTGCCGCGTCAAGGTCTTCTGAATAGTTCATCACGTTCTCCTTTGCGGCATGGCCGCGTGGTTAGGACGGAATCAGATCCGCCGCAGTAAGCTTGATCCCTCTTGCTTTGGCCTCACGCAAGACGGCCTGCTGTACCAGAGATGGAATATGACCGCCAGTGCCGCCCTCGCCGAGAGCCTTGCGCCATCGAGACACGGAGGACTTGTTCCGCTCGATAGCGTCGGCGCACGCGGTCACGCCTCCGAAGGCTTTGATAACCACATCGGCAGGCGACCCTTCGAACGGGTACGACGGTTTCAGTTTTCGGGTTGCCATAAGAGAACATAAAGTTAGTGATGGTTGCAGTGTATGCTAGCTATCTGTTGGTTGCAAGCAATGCTTAGTGAAAAATAGGTGTTGCGTTCGGCGCGCATTGGCGTATGATTGCTTCATCGCAACCGAAAACAGAGAGTAGATCATGCCCTTCACCGCCACCCAAATGAACGAAGTTGCCACCCTGCTCAACACGAACGACAAGAACGTGGTCATCAACGCAGTTCTCGCCACCCTTGTGAAGTCCGGCATTGCCATCGACACCGCGACCGATATGGTTTTCGGTGAAGGTGCATACAAGAAGCTGGCAGGAGAAGTTTATCGGGCGCTGCGTGGTGAATGAGGATTGGAACACGCGCTTCGTCTGTTACGCGGCTTCCCATGGGCGGGAGCCGCGAGAACAGATAGAACACGACGCAGGTGTGTGGCTCGGAGGGAAGATGGCCGGGTACATCATCTGGATTGGAGAGCGCTGGCGAGAGTGGAAGAAGGAAACAAAGTTCAGTAGCAGTTTTCTGCTGGTTTCTGACCACGAACGATTCGACGCTTGGCTAGCCAAGAGATTCTTAAAGGAGAAACAATGACATTCAAAGTAGGACACCCAATCCCGCCGGTTCCGCGCACGCTGCAGCAAGCCTTCGGCCCGCACACAAGCAGCTACATCACCCCGTCCGAGGACAACCGCCGCAAGGACCGGATTACGGTGATCGGCTGTCTGCTGGCGATTGCTGCGCTGGTTGCGATTCTCTGGCTCACCTGATGAGCCACCAAACAGGAACAATGTGAACATGAACAAACCGCAAACCGGGCCTTTGTCGCTCGAATCGACGGACCACGCAGACCAGTTCAACATTTCTGGTCAAGCTGATCTTGAAGATTACAGCAATACCTACTGCAACTTCGGAGGCTACTTCGGCACATATGGGCCGCATGTATTTTTTGCTGCGCCTCAGATGCTATCGCTTCTGAAAAAGATCAGCGCCTCTGGGCAGTGGTATCCGAGTGCCGTTGAACTCGACCCGTACGAGGGAGAAGACGGCGAGAAGCTGAAGGCTGAGATTGACGCGCTGATCCGCATCGCTAAAGGAGAAACCAATGAGTGAGTTCAAGCATACGCCGGGGCCGTGGTTCGTGTTCCCGCGCGCACATCACGACGATGGGCCAGGAGCATTCTGCATCGGCAACTCGGAGTCCTTCGATAACGCCGACATTCTGTGCACCCGCTTCCAATGGCCCGAGCGTGCCGAAGAAATGCAGGCCAACGCCCGCCTGCTCGCCGCAGCGCCGGAGCTTCTGAAATTCGCAATCTGCGATAACGCACTGGATCTGCCAGGGTCAGAAGGTCGGCGAATCTTGGCGTTGTACGGCTTTGATGGGAACGGACTGGCTACAGATTTCGTCGCTCAACTTCGTGATGCTGCCATCGCAAAAGTAAAAGGAGAATCCAATGCCTGACCGCCTCACAAAATCCGAACGCCACCACGCCCTGAACGTGAAATATCCGCCTGACACTCGGTATTGCCGCTGCAAGCAGGGCCGCTGCGGAAACTGCACATGCGAGGACTATCCGCCTGATCCTGCGCCGAAGTGGTGGGTTCTGGGTTGGTTTGCTGTGGCGGCTGTTGCGGGGCTTGCTGCGTTGGCGTCTGTGGGGTGGGTGCCGGAGGTGTTGAAGTGAAGAAAACTGTCATTGTGTTGTTCTGTATTCTTTGCGCATCTTGCAGTAAACGCGACGAAGTACGCGGAGTTGTTAGCGCATTCGTAGATCGGTGCGCTCCGCAGAGCATTCAGTACCAAATCAACACCGCATCGTCACCGCGTACGTTCACGATTGCCTGTGAAGAGGAATTCAAGTGACTCCCCTCAACCCCGCCACCACAGTCCACCCCTTCGCCACCGAGTCCGAATGGCTCGCTCTACGCGCCACCGACCTAACCAGCACCGAGACAGCCGCACTGTTCGGCGCATCGCCATACGTCACGGAATTCGAGCTTTTCCACCGAAAGCGCGGCTCGCTGTCTTCGGAGTTCACGAGCAACGAGAGAGTTACCTGGGGTACTCGCCTTGAGGCTGCAATCGCCCACGGTATCGCCGAAGACAGAGGCTGGACTATCGAGCCGCTTAAAACGTACTGGCGCATCGCAAGCGAAGGCATCGGCTCATCGTTTGATTACGTCATCACGTCACTTCCCGATGGCCCTGCGCTGCTGGAAATCAAATCCGTTGACGGCCTGGCGTACCGGCAGAACTGGATCATGGAGGACGATGCGAACGAGCCGGAGGCGCCATTGCAAATCGAGTTTCAGGTTCAGCACCAGTTGCTTGTATCTGGGTTCTCGCGTTGCTTCATCGGTGCACTGGTCGGCGGCAATCAAACCGTGGTGCTTGAGCGTCCGCGCAATGAGCCAGTGATCGCGGAGATTCGCAAGCGCGCCGCGCTGTTCTGGGGTCGAGTGAATCGAGCCGATGCGCCGCCCGCCGTTTACCCGGATGACTCAGACAACGTGCGCCGTCTGCATTCGCACGCAGAGCCAGGGAAGGTGCTCACCGCGCTGACAGACGACCACGCCGATTTGCACATGCTGATCCGCAGGTATCACGACGCCCAGCGCGCGGAGAAGCTTGCAGAGGAAGACAAGAAAACTGCAGCTGCGCAGATCCTGGAGATGATCGGAGATAACGAGAAAGTGATTACGCCGTTTGGCTCGCTGTCTGCGGGTGTTGTTGCTGACTCGCTTGGAACTGAAGTCACAGCGGACATGGTCGGCACGTTCATCGGGGGGCGGAAGGGATACCGCAGCTGCAGGTTTTATCCGAAGAGGGGGAAGTGATGCAGGCAACTCAAAAAGATATAGAGCGTTTCATGAAGTTCGTATCACCGGAAGCGCTGACAGGTTGTTGGCTTTGGTTTGGTGCTTCCGACAAGTATGGTTACGGTCGTTTTGGTCTTGGCTTGGATATTGTTAAAGCGCATCGTTTCTCAGTTGCGGTTCTTGCTGGGAAGGAAATATCTGGGCTTTTGGTTTGCCATCACTGCGATAACCC